TGGCGCAACTGCCTCCATGGCACGCCAAGGCCTTGGTGAGTTTGCTTCCTACGCAGCGGAAATCGAGAAGCTGCAGATTGCACTTGAGGGCGTAACCAAAACGCAAGACGCCTATATCTATTCACTGGAAACTGCCCGTAAAGCCACCACAGATTTCAATATCCCAATTGACCAATCGACACGAAATATCACTCGCTTGAGTGCGGCCGTTTTGGGCGCTGGCGGAAATGTCGGCGATGCTGAGCTTGTTTTCCGTAATGTCACTGCCGCAGTTAAAGCAACGGGCGGTTCAGCTGATGACGTGAACTCAGCCATCACGGCGATGGTTCAGGTCTTCTCCAAGGGTAAGGTCAGCGCCGAGGAACTTTCTGGTCAGCTAGGCGAGCGTTTGCCAGGTGCTGTGACGCTGTTTGCAAAAGCGGTGTATGGCGATGGCCACGACGCCATGATCCAACTGCAGGACGACCTCAAAGCGGGCACCGTCGGCTTGAACGAGCTGATGAAGTTCGCCCAAGCGCTGGGTATTGAATACACAGACCTGGCAAAACAAATAGCAGATAGCGCTGCTGATGCTGGGGCGAAAGCAAAGGTCGCGTTTGATCAAGCTCGACTGGAGATTGGCAAGGCGCTGCAGCCAATTGGTGCGGAGCTACAGCAAGCAATTGCAGACTTTTTGGTCCAAAACCAGGCCGAAATTATTGCTATTGCCAAGACGCTTTCACGGGTCTTTGCAGGTCTGTTGGATGTCCTGGCATTTCTAGTCAAGAACTTTGAAGAGCTAGCCACGGTTGCAGCTGTTGTTGCATCTACAGCTGGGCTTATCAAGGTTGTGGCTGTAGTTAAGAGCCTGGGTGGCGTTGCCGCCGTTGCTTCTATGGCAATGGGTGGACTTACCGCGTCTATTACAGGAGCTGGGATTGCAGCGTCAGCCTTCGCAACCGGCGGTGTCGCGCTGCTTATTGGCGGCTTTGCTGCTCTAACGATTGGTCTGTACAACGCGGCGTTTGGTCATAGCAAATTTGTAGAGGAGGTTGCAAACGGCGACCAACCAATGAAGGAGGCAAGGGAAGAGCTTGAGAAGCTAAATGACACGCTAGAGGACTATCAAGAGCGTTTAGATAATGCCGTCGCCGGTCAGGGTGCGCTGCGGCTGAGTCAGCAAATCGCGGTTTTGAAGGGGCAGGTACAAGAACTTAACGAGGCCATGGAAGTTCAGGCCTACAGCAAGAAGGGCAAAGGGTTCGTCGGTCCTCTTCCTCTTACTGGGGATCCCGATGCCGATCAGGCGCGTTTCCGCAGGTACAGCAGGACCAAGTTCCCCGGTATTACACCGGACGGAAAAGAAGGCAAAGGCAAAGAAACTCGTTTCATGCTTATGGAGGAGCTTCGCCTCCGCCAAGACCTTCGTCGCCAGAAGGAAGAGGGCACCAAGATCTCGGCTTTAGAAGCTCAATACAACTTAGACGTGTACATGGCAAAGCTTGAGACTACAGATCTCAACAAACGCCAAAACATGATTGAAGACGCCCGTCACAAGCTGACTATGGCTATTGCGGGCGAGATGGACGGAATGCTCCAGATTGCAGAGGAGTATCAATCCTTGACACAAGACATAAACAAAGAGCTGGAAGACCGCAAGTACAAGCTTGGTCTTATCACCGAGGAGGAATACAACCGCCTCCTTATTGAACGCGAGCGTGCTCGCCTTAAGGATGCCTATCCCGACCTCAGCGAAGGCAAGCGGGAAGAGATGGTCGAACTCAAGCGCCGCGAAATCGACCCCACATTTGCCGAGGGCCTTCAGCAGCGCATCAAAGATCTCAAGGACGAGCTCAAAGAGCTAACCAATCCGGTCAACGCCCTTGTTAACGGTGCCACCGCAATTGGCAACGCATTCAGCACCTCATTCACCAACGTAATCAGTGGCAGTCAGTCCGCTAAGGAAGCTCTGGCCGACTTCTTTAAGAACATCGGTAACTACTTCCTTGATTTGGCATCTCAAATCATCAGCAAGATGATCGTGATTGCTGCCTTAAACGCCCTGGCCACCATCCTGCCTAGCACTAAAGGCGGTGGAGGTTTTAAGGGAGATTCTGTCGACCAGTTCAACGCATCGGCGCGCCAGTACACATTGGCAGAAGGCGGCTACGTGATGGGCGGCTTCAACGCCTTCGCTAACGGCGGTGTCGTGAACAAGCCCACGCTCGGCTTGGTTGGTGAAGGCGGAGAGCCTGAGTACATCATCCCCGCCTCCAAGATGCGTGGTGCGATGAAGCGCTACTCCGCTGGGGCACGTGGTTCCGGTGTTATCCCATCTAATGGCGAACAAGGAGCACCAGGCCTGGGTGGTGCAGGCGTTGAGGGCGGACCAATCGATGTCCGTTACACCGTGGAGCGCATCAATAGCGTTGATTACGTGACCGCAGATCAGTTCCGCACAGGAATGAGTGAGGCCGCTCAGCGTGGCGCGGTCCAAGGCGAGCAGCGCACCCTGCGTAGGCTGCAGATGTCGACCAGCACCCGCAAGAGGCTTGGGATGTAATGGAACTAGCGATCGGCAATTTCATCACGTTCAGTGACAACGGCATCGTTCGTCAACGGTTCCAAAACTTCTTTATTAGCGAGACGATCACCTATAGCGGCGAGGAGTATGGGTTTCTGCCGTTCGGCTTCTCGGGGGTCACGGTTAATCGGACTGGCGACAACACTGACGCCAACTTGACGCTGCCTAACAACACGCTTAGTCGTAACTGGGCCGTCGAGGCTTTAGACAACCGTTGGATTGCGCACGTCCGGGTCATGCTGCTGGATCCAGACGATCGAACCAGCTTTACCCAAATGCACCAGTACTACGGAATGGTTTCAACAGGTCGATGGAAGGATGCGGAGCTTGACCTGACGCTCAATACAGTGCTGGATGCAGTTGGGTCTGATATTCCGCAGCGTCGGCTCACCCAGCGGCTGATTGGCAATATCCCAAGCACCAGTGGCGTCCGATTGCAGTGATTTGATTGGGCGCCCTTATCGCTGGGGTGCTGATGGCACGGATGCCGAAATCGACTGCATCCATCTGGTCTATGTAGTACTGGAGCGCCTGGACATCCAAACCCCGCCATTCAAGCCCGAGTGGTATACGGCGTCTAAACGGCAAATTGTTCGAGATATTCTGAGTTGGGGTCGTCGTATAGGTCGACCCGAGTACGATGGTGACATCTTGCTGCTCCGGCAAAGCAGCTGGGCATTTGCGGTGACATGGCAGACCGGAATCCTTTACATCAATCGCCATTTGAAAAAGGTCGCTTGGGCTCCGGCACAAGCATTTTCCGATCCAATCTGCTTCCGTATGAAAGGCATTTAATTGAGCTGTCTGGCCTCAGCGAAGAGGAATATCGCTATTTCGTACAAGAGGTTCAGCGCCGCGCCAAAGTCCGCCCGGCTGAGTACGCGCATATCCCCGACGTTCAGAACGGTTGGGAACTTGGCCTAGCGATTGCCAGCCTTGTCATTGGCTTGGCATCAACCGCCGCATCTTTTTTCCTAACTCCCAAGCCTCGCGCTCCGCAGCTGTCTGCTCAGAAAAGCAAGCAACTGGGTGGCAGTCAGCTAAGCCTTGACAGTATTCTCGGCGGCCAGCGTTTTAGCCCCACGTTCGGCTTTGACAGCCAAGCCGAACTCGCCAACTACGGCGATCCAATTCCAATCATCTTTGGCAAATGGACTGGAACGACCGGCGGCATTTTGGTCACACCAAAGCTGGTGTGGTCGCGCATGTTCAGCTACGGAAGGCAGCAAGGCGTCAAGATGCTGTTTGTCGTTGGCGAACAGGGCGTTGGTGAAGGCGTGCCACCCGACGGCATTGATCCACCGCCCGCTCTTCAAGGAATCTTTCTAGGCAATGGATCGCTAGACACGATCTACAACCAGAGCTTTGCGTTTTATTGGAAACGCAACACCACCACTTCAGGCTTTACGCGGATGCGTGGAGTCAACCTGACTTACGGCACTCGCGGCAATCTGGCTTCAGGTGACCCCGAAAGCTTTGATGACATTTACAGCTGCCCCACGCGAGTTAGCGATAACGAAGCAGCATTCTGTGGGGCCCATAGCCTGAGCAATAACGCTGAGTTTGGTTGTTACAGCGCTATCGGCAATGGCGCGCACTACCGCGTTAACTGGACGGTCGTCTCAATCCCCAGGGATCCCGACACCGACTTCATCAAGCTGGATCCCGGCTTAAACAACATCTATCAGCGCGTCAAGATTGCTGGCCAAGCAGGACTTACTGATGATCAGCTAAGGAGTGACCAGAATTACGGGGTTATTGCCAACGACGGCATGAGCGGCATTGGCCGCAACTACAGCCGCCGGATGGGCATCACTTCGCTAAACGGCGTTGGGGTGTCCGACGACGAAGGCAAAGCAATCCGCACCGTCAATGTCGACGACGAAATTGAATTCACTATTGCCCACGACACAATTCGCGAAAACTACTACAAGGGCACTGACAGGGAAGTCAGCGTTCAAGACATCAACGATGCCGTAACCGAACTACGCAATAGCGCTGACGATGCACTTCAGCTTGGCGAGCTGTTCATGATCGGCCGCACCACGTGGCAGGTTGTGAAGCGTGAGCTTGCCATATGGAGAGTTGAAGACAAGCGAGACCAGGTAATCACTTTGAAGTGCATTGATGTCAACGCCCCTGCCGTTAACGACATCGGCCTGGTATCTCAGCACATGCTGCGTGCTGATTACGTTTCTGACGACAACAGCATTGAGAAGTACAACGTCGGCGTGGCTTGGTGGCCGCTGACACGCTTTGCCAAGGCGACCGTCCGCAATACTCGCCCCTGCGAAGTCACGGAAATTGGCATCCGCAGCAACGTATTCCAGCGGCTGAACGGACTTTGCAATTTCCAGACGATCATGAGCCCTCAGCAGCTCAATGCTCTGGATAACGCCCGAGTAACCGTTCAAACTGGCACGGTCAAT